GACGATAGGGCGGTATTGTCCGTGCGCTTTAAGTGATTGTGCAATTGCGTCGATGTCTCCACGACGCGGATTTGTTGGGTATCCCTCGAGCGACGAAATAGCAACTGAATCAACCTGCCCTACCTTAATGTTGGCTTTCATTACAAAGTTGGTTTCGCTGGGCGTCCTCGTCTGCGTACGAGATTACCTTGAGAATCGAACTCAGGTTCTCTTGAGATGTCATTGCGGATGATTTTGTAAATCAATTGCTCTGATACTCCCATTGCTTCAGCAATCTCACGATAGGTAATGCGCTGTTTGCGAAGTCGAAGAATCAACTGCTTGCGTCGCTTACCTAAATCTTGAATCTGTGATTGATGAGTGCGAATAGCATCAGTCAAAATCTTTACCTCGTCAAGACCTTTACCGTCTAACTCCGTTGCTTCCATTACTGTTGTCATTCTGCTACTCCCTCTTCGAACAGGCGTTCGACTGCTTCATCGAATTTAACTTTTTTCTCAATGTGGTTTGCTGTTGCTAAAAACTCTAACTGTGTCTTGGCTCTTGCTTTATCAAGGGCTATAAACATCGCTAGATAAAACGGGGCAACGATTAAACCTGCGAAAGCAAGTGCAACTGCTGTCCAAAAGAATTCTTGGTTCATCTAAACTTCCTCTCTTTTTCTACCCCGCGTATGTAAAGCACTAATGAATTTTTGTCGTTGCGTGGCGGTAAGAAAATTAACGATTTCATATATTGCGAAGAGTCATCGGGTAAAACTCCTGCATCAACAATTCCGTCAATCGCCGCCTTTACAGATGGATTACATGCCCCTACATCTTGAAGGCGACCCCCTTTTTGATGCGGTTCAACTGTGACACTAATCCATGCCATGGGAGGTATCCTCTCACTTTTAGCCAAAAGTTGAAAACCGAGCCTCCACTCTTTGGTGAGGGTTGCTCTTTCCCAGCGGTTCCCAGCGCGTTCAGCGTTGGTCGTCCAAGGACGCTGTTCGAACTCAAGTCGGTAAATGACCTGTTCGGCTTCTTCGGCATGACATAAGCAATACATGGGTTAAGCATCAGAGCCTTCTTCCCGAATGTCAAATTGCTCCTTTTGTCCTAAATTGTCTATTTTCCACCATTTGCCTGAATTGTCACGAAATGGTATGTCTTGGGCGGATTCGACCTTCATAATCAAATAACCCAACTCACGGGCTTTGTCACGATTAGATTCGACCCAGCCGTGACAGCCAGTAGTTCCCGAGCCACATAATGCAATGAGGTTTGCGGGCTGGTGGAGCAACTCATTCTTTGAACCTCCCATCATTCGAGGTCGTCTATGGTGAACTGATACGCCCCATAGAAAGTCCTCGCCACACTTTTCGCATTTGTATCCGTTGCGACCTAGAACTGTGAATCGGGTTTCGTCACTAACTTTGAGAGGTCGAGGTTTAGCCATTGAAGTCTCGAGTCCGCGATGGCGTCCAAGCAAGCAGGGCAGACCTTTGCGCTCGTCTGCGTCGCCACATGTACAACCAACCTACAAATCGCAATATCCTCATAGGTCAGATGCCAACTGCCCATTATCAGTTTCCAATGAAGCATCTTTCCCCTTTTGAAAATTCTTTCGTATCTCTTCTAAATACTTTTGCGCTTGGTCATACGACAGAGCATTTTGTTTTGCCTCTTCGAACTCACGGCTAATCGCCTCACTTCGAAGGCGCTCTTTTTCCGAGGCAACACGAACTCTCCAATGCCGATTCAGATGGCTGGGATTGATTGCTTGGTCGGAGTTAGCGTAATGGAAAGAAACGATTTTCTTTGCCTCCGCCAAAGTCATGTCAGAGTCAAGTGATTCAGCCCATGCGCGAACCTTCAATTCATCAACTTGAACTCGGAGGTCATAGATGCCCACAAAGCCTAACAAGAGTGCAATGTCAGAAAGATTCATTCCGTAATTTTTCTGATAACTCAATTGCCTTGATTGCTCCAGTTTCATGTTTGGTTTTAACTCCCACTCCTCTTAGAACTAAATCCATTTGACGCATGGTGGGAACTGTCCCAATGTAATCAAGTGCCAACTCAATCTGTTGCTCGCTATAGCCTCGGGCTTCGGCTGCCTTGGTTATCTGAAGGAGCGAGTGCCATGCTCCCTTGCCTAATGGTTTAACTCTTTGCTTTTCCCACCATCGTCTAGCAACTACTTCAGCGAGCGCGACAACTGCGATAGCAGTTTCGTCGCTCTTTGTTGTAGATAGGACGGGTGTATAGGACGGATGCTGCGGAGTGGAGTTGGGGAGTGAAGCCTCCAAAGTTGGGGAGTGAGGGGTATCTGAGTTGGGGAGTTCGTCATCTTCGATAGGTAAAGCCTCCCCAACAGAGTTGGGTAGTTTTTTCCATAAAAGTTGATAAGTCGTCGCCTTACCTCGAGAGTTTCCCTTGCTGATTATCTTGATGTGTCCCTCTTCAACCATTTGATTGATGACCTTTCGGACATACTCGATAGAACAGCGACCCTTTGCAGCCAACATTTTCTGAGATGCAAAAAAGCGCCCATCATCGTGAGAGATGTCTGCAAGGGCAAGATGGATTAAAAGTCGAGTCCCGTCATAAGGTGAATCGGACCAAACCTTTGTTATCCATCTGATACTCACAAATTACCTCCGCAATGTGGGCAACATTTATTGCGCCCTTGTTTTTCGACGACTCGATTTTGAACCCAACTCAATCCCACATAGACCTTACAGCCATTACGAGATTCTTTGAGTCTTGCGATTCGACCCGTCTTATGGAGAACGGAGAGTACACCCGAAGCGGTGCCATGGTGAAGTCCAGTTATTGAACTAAACTCTTTCCATGTCAAACCGCGTTCATAGTTTTCATTGAGTAAATCAATTGCTTGAGCCTGACGCCTTGCAGTCTTTCCTGACTTGTCTGCCTCTATTGCTCTAGCCTTTGAAGTATCCGTCCCGCTGTGTCCTGAAGTTTGGTCGTAAGGCAACTCAGGCATTAACAGTAACGATTGGCTCCTCTGTTGTTGTCTCATTGGTGTCCTCTTCCAATTTAGGTACGATTAAGTTTGCCTGTTGCTCCTTGAACTTCACGCGAAATTGCTCAAGCAACTCAGGGTTATATGAGTCTTTGTTTGTCGTGATGTACTGACCGATTTCAGCAAGTGAGTCAATAGTCGTCGCTTGTGTAATCATTGTTAAGAGTGCGTTTGGCGCTAAAACATCTTTGGCACTTGAACGCTCGTAACTCGATGAGTCAGGGTCAGGTTCATCTGTCGGTAGGGATAGCGCTTGAAGTAACGCAGTTCGAAATGCAACAGACATTGCCTTCGCTGTTGCCTTGTCACCTGCATCCATTGCCTCACCTACCACCGTTGCTTTGATGGAATCACCATTGGCTCCGATAAATGTGTAAGTAACTTTTACTTTCACATGTCCCATTGCCGTGCGGTTGCGTCCAATCTCAACTGTTGCGTACTCATAGTCCTCAACTGATGGGACAACAATGACGCCGTACTTTTGAAGCGCTGGAGATACTGCATTAACGACTGAATCAATGCCACGGAAATTAAATCCCTGAGCCTGATTCTTGTCTTTCTTTGCAATGGCTCCAACTTCCTTCATGATTGCGCTCATTGCTTGAGCGATTGGAAGTGCTGTTGTTTCTGTCATGAGTTCCTCTCTCAATCTGCTATTACGAACGAAACCGAGGTCTCGGCTGGAATTACTCGAACCGATGGCACAATTTCGCCTTGAGTTGATATTACATCACCTGAATCGGTAAGTAAAGCATTTAGAACCTTTTTGTCGATTTCTTTTTTAATGCGAATCAACTCAGGCTCGCTCTTTTCTGCCCACGCTAAGAACTCAACTTCGTTCTGAATTTCAATCTTAGGACGCCCAGCCGTAGTTTTGACTGTGCCATGGGGTAGAACTAGGGATTTACGCCCATTGGAGCGCTCTGTGAGGGCGTATGGGGTAAGGACTGCCTCAAAATACAGGGCATCTTTGTCAAGGGCTGTATTGACCGCTGAGAGCCATTCCGTGATTCGGATGACCTCTGCATCAAAGATATTTTTGTTCTCTGCTTGCTTACGGCGAATGACTGCTAATTTGCGTAATGCCCAGTCAGCCTTTTGGTCGTCATCAACTTTGAAGCCCTCATTTTCCTCAGATATTGAAGATAAAGCGGGATTATCGAACTCATCGATTTCGGGTTGTACATTTGACATGGTTGTTCTCCTCTCATCCGAGAGGGTACACAACCCCTGTTGGTTATGTCAAGTCTCAGATGCCGATTATTTGTCCAACATACATTGAGGCACCGACAACTGACATGATGAATAAACCGCCGACTGTACGAATGACCCATTCTGAGCGCGATTCCATTTTTTCAAGTCGGTCAGTTATGTGTGTCATTGCTTGAGCAAAACGCTCGGTATCTGCATCATAAACATCTTTGCGAAGATAAGTCTGACCAACATTAAGATTCATCTGCTTGACTTCCATTGTAAGGTCGTCAAGCCGTCTCATTACTTCTCCTAAAGTTGGTTGGATTTCTTCGACAGCCATATTTATGCCTTTGCTCTTGCTGCGTCAGCAGTTTTTGAAACGACTGGAGTTGCTGGATAGGCTGGTCGCGCAATTCCCATAATGAGTTTGTAGGCTCGCTTTTTAAGGAAAGCGCCGTCACCATTTGATTGACTTCCTTTTGTATCCCCGCTGGTATTTCCCTCGTAAACCCAAAGAGTTCCTTTACCGTCGTTCTTCAAAACAATACCAACATGGTCTGCCTGTGCATCATCATCGAACTGAAAGAACGCAATGTCTCCAGCCTTTGCTTGACCAACAGGAACTACCTGACCCTTTTTAGCAAACCACTTGAGTCCAACATCGCATGATGCAAAACCTTTTTTGGACTGAGCAGCAATAATGTCTGAAAGTCCAGCCTCTTTGAAACACCAAGAAACATACATAGCGCACCAAGGTTGGTTGTTCATACCAAACCACTTGCCAAACTTAGTGTCATTGTTAGCGCCCTCGCGATAACCCGCATCTACCTCGGCTTTTGCTGATGCTAGAACTTTCTCAACTGACATTACTTTTTAGCCGCTGCTTTCTTTGCAGGTGCTTTTTTTGTAAGTTTGCCAACAACTGCGTCAGTAACTCCGTCAGCAATCTTGCCGAAGGCAGGGTCCTTTGGATTGGCTGCGCGGATTGCAACTGGGAGAACTGCTGCAATTCCAGCAGCAAGAATCGCCTTGAGTGCATCTCCATCAAGTGCGAGAATGTCTCCACCTGTAATCATAAATGCTGTAGTGACCGCTGCTAAAAATGAGCGTCCGTATGAGGCAAGCATTGCCTGTAATTTCTTGTCCATTATTTCTCCTAATCGTAGGTGAGTTAATTCTAACCTATAGTTTATGAACCGAGGTAGATTAAAGATAGAGCATTGAAATAACCTGTGTGGTCTACTCCTCCAACACTTAAAATCAAATCATTATCAGGATTATGGTCATGGTGAACTCCCATGCGTACATAATCACCTTTTGTGAAAGTAATGGGTACTGAACTAACCGCCATGTGCATCCCATGTTCTTTTGTTGTTAAAACACCATCTTGTCTAGCAATTTCCTGTGTGCCTTTTTCAATAAACACAGAGCAATAGCCGCCATTTTGCCCTTCCCATAAAACTGATGCGGTGGCAATGTAACGACCAGTAACAGGGATTGTAAGTTTTGTAGGGTCGCTGACTGTCCAGCATCCCCACCCGTCTGAATTATCGGCTTGAAAAGAAACATAGGTGTTCGTATCTTTTGTAACTGTGAGGGCGCTAGTTCGGTAAGCAACTGGGGCAAGAGTTCTATCTGCGCCAGCAACCATTCCAATACCCAGCAAGTCCGCACCTGAATTTAATAACCATAC